TTGGCAGGATCATTATAATGACCGTATCTTAGTAATTCTAAAACATCAGCAGAAATGCTGAGATTAGAATTAAAATTCTGTTCTCACTGATAATAATTAGTACCTTGTCCACATGTAGGATATGGATAATTCTGGAAATTTTCAAAATTGATTCCATTAAGAATCTTTAATGAATCTTTTCATAATTTATCCAATGATTTAACAGCTATACTCGGATCTCTCCGAAGCATAACTATTCGATCAACATTTTCTACACGCATAGATGATATAACATCAATTAAATCTAATTCCTTAGATGAAATTGCCTTATGTAATTTATTTTTAATTACTAAAGATTTGTTATATAATCCATGTGTCAATGGATGAGAGGCTAAACTCTTTATTTCAAAATTTTCAAGTTTTGAATAAAGGCTTATAAAGTCAGTCGCTTGATTTTTAATCTCGTTACCTGCTTTTTCAGCCTGAGAACTTAATCCTAAGATTATAAGCTCCCTCATAAAAGAAGGAATTAGCTTTTCATTACATATAAAGATTTCATTAATACCCTTAGATATTAAATAATATCTAAGTTCTTCATTTGAAGAAAGTTTTAATGCATATCTTAAAATGTAATAAAAATCATACACTATTTTATTTATTGAATAAGAAGTAAAATACCTCTTACCAATTTTTAAATTAGTATATAATTTAATTACCAACTCTAAAACAGTTCCATTGAAATTATGGGTATTATTATGCATATAGATTAAAAGTTGTTGTAAAACAACTTGTGGTCTAATATAATTACATAATATTCCCTTTAATGGAAGCGGACTTATTTCGATTCGATTCTTGATTCATCTTTTAGCGAACTCATAAGTATTTCTACTTATATGAGTCTTCTGAAGGCTAATATCTACACCTAATTTAGTCATTATAGATATATATTTTCTTGCGACTTTATCGTTATTAATTACGATATCATCACCGAGTATTATATAATCTGTAAAATGTCTGATGTTACATAAATATGCACACCAGGCTACGACTAAATGGTGGGATAAAGTGAAGGCCGCCCAAGAGCTATAAGCTCCCATAGGTTGGCCTACACTGTATCTAAGGTATTGTCCTTCATAATAAAAGTCTCTATCAATTAGTATACCACTCCAAGCTTTAGCAAAATCTCAATTATTATAAATAATTGAGATTAGCTTTTCTTGAAGTTTAATAGGAAATCGATCTGTAGCAGATGAAAGATCTAGCGATCAAAACTTATTACCTCTTGTAATCCATTTGTTATGGGGGTCCTGAGTAAAAGTCCTATCTTGTGATAATTTACTTAAATTATTAAGTAAATCATCATGGATAGGCCTTAGAAGCATTTGCGAGTTATAATCTAAC